AACTGGTTTTCATGTTCTAGTAAGACCAGTTTCAGTTAAACGCCAAACTAAAGGTGGGATTATCCTACCTGACTCAACGCGTGATGATATCGCGTACCTTACAACAGTAGGACGAGTTGTAGCTTTGGGTGATTTAGCTTACGAAGATAAAAGTAAATTTCCAAAAGGTCCGTGGTGCAACGTAGGATATTACGTTAGCTACGGTAACCACTCAGGAGTTAAACTAATCTATAAGGGTGTTAAACTCCTTCTTATCTTTGATGATCAAGTTATTATGACTGTTAGTGATCCTACTGATTTGGATACGTCTTATAACTTATCAACTGGTGGATAATATTTAAATTTGTATACTTTTAGAATACATTGTATTTTAAAGGATAGTAGCGTAACCGACCATTTCGCAATGGCGTACAGGAGAAAATAAATGGCTGAAGAAGCTGTTAACTACGAAGTTGAAGACTCAGAAGATTGGGGTAAAATTACACCTCCAGAAAAAACTGAAAAAGTTGCTGTTGAATATGAAGTTGAAGGTGAAGAAGATAATACTAATGAAAAAGTAGAGTCAGCGCCTAAACAAGAAGAAACAGCTACTGAAGAACCTTTAGAAGAACAAGCAACTGAATTAAAAGGTGTTGAAACTAAAGGTGCACAAAAACGTATCAGACAATTAATTAAGCAGCGAAAAGATCGTGAAGATCGTATTGGAGAACTTGAAGCACGAGTTACTGAATACGAAAATAAGCTTAAACAAAAAGATAATGAAATTGTTAGTACGTATAAAAAGAATTTAGACTCTAACGAAGTACAAGTTAATGACCAAATTAAACTCGCTGAAGGAGCTTATCGTAAAGCTCTAGAAAGTGGGGAAGCTGATGAAATTGTTATTGCACAACGACAATTAAATCGAGCAGAGTTGCAACTTGATAATCTAACTAAAGCTAAGACTGCTTATTCAGATTATGAAGCTAATAATCCACAACCTGTTCAGCAACAACAACAGCAACAAGTTCCTCAACAGTCAACTCCTAATCCTGCAAACTATGATCCTAAAGCAGTAGAATGGGCAACACAAAATGACTGGTTTGGTCAAGATCAAATTATGACCGCAGCTGCAATTGCAATTGATGAGCAGCTTAAAGGTGAAGGATTTGATCCTACTGACGATGAGTTTTATGAAGAAATTGATCAACGTCTTCAACAATCTTTTCCTAAGAAATTTAAAAAACAGGCAAAGGTAGTAGAAGAAGAAGCAGATCAAGAAGCGGAAGTAAGGGAACCGAAACAACCCTCTCAAGTGGTAGGTGGAGCATCACGCACTGTCGCTAACCCTAAAACAAGTAGGCCAAATAAAGTTAAGCTAACGCGAGACGATATTGAAATGGCTAATCGTTGGGGTATTCCTCTTGAACGGTATGCAGAACAAAAGCTAGTTGCTGATAAAGCAGAAGGCGAGTATACCACAATTATTACATCTAAGCGTGGAGGCTAAAAATATTATGACACGTAACACATTAAAACAAGCACGTAGTGAGACAAACCGTGAAACTGAACAGCGTTCTTATGAAGAGTATACCTTTGAAGAACCAGACTATCTTGCAATTCCAGATATAATCAAAGACCGTTTTGCTGATGAAGGAATGATACTTCGGTGGTTGCGTATTGAAATACGCGGTAAAGAAGACATTCAGAATGTAGGAAAACGACTTCAAGATGGTTGGGTGTTTGTAACACCTGAAGAAGTTCCCGAAATGTCACACAATTCTCTCGTGAAGAATGAAGGCCGTTATGCAGGTACAGTCTGTCGTGGAGACTTAGGACTTGCTAAAATGCCAGCTGGTAAGGCAGAGGCTCGAAAAAGGTATTATGAAGATCGTAGTCGTGAAATGATGGATGCAGTTAACGCTCAACTTGAAAATCAAAACGATTCTCGTATGCCAATTTCAAACTCAAGTAAATCATCGGTTGTTCAGGGACGTGCGCCTAACTTTCAAAAGTAAAGGTAACACTGTTGTTGATCAATTATTTTGTCATGGTAATTTTAATTAAGGAGAACTAAAATGGCTCTATCTAAAGCTCTTGATGGTTTCCGTCCTTCACGTCAAAAAGGTTCTGCTACCAATTCTTCAGGTGTTAGTGAATACTCTATCGCTTCTGGTTATGCAGCAAACATTTTTAACGGTGACGTTGTAACCATTAATGTTGGTAAGGTCGAAGTTGTAACAACTGTCGGTCTTGGTAACGATATTCCTCTTGGTGTTTTTGCAGGGTGTAACTATACACAAAACGGTGCACCTGTTTTTTCAAAATATTGGCCCGCAAGTACATCTGCTTCTGACATTGTAGCATTTGTAAATGACGACCAAAACACTACTTTTATTGCTCAAGCTGATGCTGCAGTTACAGTAGGTGATGTTTATTCCACCACCTTTAACGTAACTCTCGGTACAGGTTCTACATATACTGGTCAATCCGGTCATGGTATTTCTGCCGCTACTCGTGGTGACGATGGTATGCTAACCGTATTGGGTGCATTTAAAGAACCGGGTAATGCTCTTGGAGATACAAATCCACGGGTTGAAATCATCTGGAAACAGCATGTTAACGCTTATCCAACTGTCGGAATTTCCGCAGGTTAATGAAAGGGAGATAAATAAATGGCTATTAATCGCAGTAGTATTGCAAAACAACTCCTTCCCGGACTTAATGAGATTTTCGGTATTTCTTATGGTGAAGTAAACGACGAACATGCTCCACTCTATGAAATTGAAAACTCAGATCGTGCATTTGAGGAAGAAGTACTATTCACCGGCTTCGGCTCTGCCCCTACTAAATCAGAAGGTTCAGCAGTCCAGTATGACAACGCACAAGAAGGTTACACAGCCCGTTACACAATGGAAACTGTAGCTCTTGCGTTTGCTATCACTGAAGAAGCTATGGAAGACAACCTATATGACACCTTCTCGAAGGTTCGTGCTAAAGGTCTAGCTCGTGCTATGGCTAACACCAAACAGGTTAAAGCTGCAGACGTATTTAACAATGCGTTTTCTACAAGCTATAACGGTGGTGACGGTCAACCTTTGATTTCAGCTTCTCACCCAACTATTGGTGATGGAAATCAATCTAACACTGTAGGAGCAACTGATTTCTCAGAAGCTGCTCTTGAAACCGCAACGATTGCAGTAACTAAAATTAAGGATGATCGTGGTATTTTGATCGGTGCTTCAACTGAATCACTTCACATTCCATCTGATCTTATCTATACTGCAGATCAGGTACTTAACTCACCCGGTACAACGGTTGCAGGTGGTTCAGCTGCATTCGCACAGAACAACATCAATGCAATTCGCAATCAGTCTGTTGTTTCTGATGGGTTCTATGTTAACCGTCGCTTTACGGATACCAACGCATGGTTCCTAAAGACTGATGTTCCTAATGGTACGAAGATGTTCGTTCGCGTTCCTCTCCAAACCAAAATGGAGCCTGATTTCGATACGGGTAACATGCGCTTCAAGTCCCGTGAGCGTTATGCTTTCGGTTGGAGTGACTGGCGTCAGTGGCGCGGTGCTTCTGGTTCAAGCTGATACTGGAAGTTACAATTTAGACGATTTCTAAATCGTTCTAAAAAAGTTAAATTGAAAGAGCTTCTTCGGAGGCTCTTTCTTTTTTTCTTTGTTTGTTTAAATCCTTTTATACTACTATAATTAAATTTAACGATGCTATATAATTATAATAGACTTTAAAGGAGATGTAATTGTGACAACAAATATTCGTTCAGCTTTTCTTGTAGGTAGCGGAGTACTTGTAGACATTACTACAAGTGTTACAGTTGCTGACACTCGTATTCGATCTATTCATGCTACTGGTTCAGGCATCTATGTTTTAGATGGAACTTCTACAACTGCATTAGGAACAATTGCAGGAAACATTGTTAAGTTTGATGTAACTGGATCAGCTTATTTAGATTGGACTGATTTAGGTGTGCGTATGGATGGTCTTGTTTCAGTAACAGCGCCTACATCTGCAGCAACTCTTACAGTATTCTACGGATAACATATAAATGACCGATTATACTTATCTTGTAAATGATATTATTAGTGCGTGTGAAAATGATGGAACTGAGTTTTTAGCTTATGTTCCTAACATGGTCAATCGTTCTGAAGAAAGACTAACGCGAGATTTAGATGATTATGGTTTAGTTGTTCAAACATCAATTGCAGTTTCTGCTAGTAACGCAGAAATTACTCTTCCTACTGGTACACGCATCGTAAAGAATTTTAATCTGATTAATAACGGTTCTAAAATTAATTTATTGTTAAAGACTGATGAGTTTTTAAATGCAGTATGGCCTACAAGTGCTTCAACTGAAGTACCAAGATATTACTCACGAGTTACAGATACTCGTGTACGTCTTGCACCTACACCTGCTTCAACATCAGACGGTATCTTAATGACTGTTGCTAGACCTGTAACTCTAACATCTGCAAACCCCACTAATTATTTTACTGAGATTTGTTATGATGCTTTATTTAATGCTTCAATGGTTGAAGCTATGGTGTTCACTAAAAACTTTTCAGCAGTTCAGCTATTTGAGCAAAGATATATGCAAGCTGTTGAAACACTACGAAATCAAGCTCGCCGTACTCGTAGAGACGATATGGCTGCTCCTGCATCACCAGCAGGTGCTGACAACACAGTAATTGCGTATTCTAATTAACATTAATTTAAAGGAGATTTAAAAGGTGGCTTTTTTTATTCCAATTGTTATTGCAGGTGCAAGATTTTTAATACCAGCAGCAGCTAAAGCAGCTATTAAACAGTTAGTTAAAACTTCAGGTCCAAAAGCTGCACAAACTGCTGCAAAAAAAATTGCACAGACAGTAAAACAAAAACGCCCTGAAATTACAAGTAATTCTACAGCACGTAAGCTTACATCTAAAGAGCTTGAAAAAGTTAAAAAAGGTGTAGATAAATTTAAAACTGGTCAAAAACCTTCGGCTAGTAAAATTACAAGTGATTCTACAGTACGTAAGCTTACACCTAAAGAGCTTAAAAAAGTTAAAAAAGGTGTAGATAAATTTAAAGCTGGTCGAAAACCTTCTAGTAACCTTAAAAAAGCAATTGGAGCTACCACAGGAATAAGTACTCTAATAGCACTAGCTAGTCCAGAAACCTCTATGGATACTTCTAAGTCAGGTAGTAAAAAACAAACATCAGACAATAAAACAAAAACATTTGGAGAAGCTTTTGCCGCTGCACGTAAAGAAAAAGGTGCAGGTAAAACTTTTATGTATAAAGGTAAAAAATATACTACTGATCGTGCTGACGATAAACCTAAAGCTGGAAAATACGGTTCAATGGATGGAAGTACATCTGATCCCAATACTATGACAAAACGCCCACCAGCTAAAAAGAAACGTGATCGTTTATTTGGTTTAAAATCTATGCCTAAAATTGATTCTAAAAAAGGTGGAGATAAAGTTAACTTACCGTTTGGTTTAGGTTCATACGAAACTCTTCCACAAGAAGAAGATTATTCTAAAAATAAAAAAGGTGGAAGTATTAAACGTCAAAGTGGTGGTTCTCTTGGTTGCGGAAAAGCTCTTCGTGGTCAGGGAAAAGGACCATATAAAAAGAAAGGAATGTAATTATGGTTTTAAAACCAGAAACTCAAATGACGCGTAAAGCTAAAAAAGAAGCTGAAATACGTAAACGTGCTGAAAAAGCTCGTCTTAAAAGAACAGGTAGAGGACGTAAACCAGTAAGTGCTAAAGCAAAAGCTTTAGCTGATCGTAGACTTAAAGCTGGAAAATACGGTTCAACAGATGGAGATACTACAGATAAAAAGTCTATGACAAAAAAACCTACAGTACCTCAAGCTGTAAAGGATCGTAGTAAAAAAGAAGAAATACGTAAACGTGCTGAAAAAGCTCGTCTTAAAAGAATAAGTAAACAAAATAACTCTGTTAAAACTAAATCTTCTACTAAAACATCACAAGAAGCAAAAGAACGTAGCTCCGTTAAAATAGCTAAACCTAAAAGTAAACCTGTAACAGTATCTAAAGCTTTAGCTGATCGTAGACTTAAAGCTGGAAAATACGGTTCAATGGATGGAGATACTTATGATCCTGCTTCAATGCGTAAACAACTTAAATCTGTAAGTAACTCTACTACTTCTACTACAAAACCATCACCTGTTAAATCACCTACCCCTAAATTAGGAAATGTTAAAGTTCCGAGTAAACCTAAAGAGCAAGCTGGTGATGATTATGATCGTAAGTCTATGACACGACGTAAAGAAGATACTACTGATGATTATGATTCGAACTCTATGAAAAAACGTAAACCAGCTAAGCAAAAACGTGATCGTTTATTTGGTTTAGATTTCTTACCTGAAATTGATTCTAAAAAAGGTGGAGATAAAGTTAACTTACCGTTTGGTTTAGGTTCATATACAACTCTTCCACAAGAAGAAGATTATTCTAAAAATAAAAAAGGTGGACGTATTAAATATAAATCTGGTGGTAAGATACGTAAAGCTGGCTGCAAACGCGGCATGGGCAAAGCAATGAGAGGTTACTAATATGATTATTCCTACAATAATTAAATTAGGAGGAGCATTATTACGTATTGCACCAAAACAACTTCCTAAGTATTTAAAAAAAGGTGCAGAAGAAATTAAAAAACCTTCTCTAAGCCAACGCAAAAAAGCAGTTCCTGCAGAGCCTATGAAGCCTAAACCAAAACCTCAAAAAGGTTCTCCTGAAGATGTAGCACGACAAAATCGTTTATCCCAAGCTAGACGTATGGATAAAAATATTGCTGATCAGAAAAAAGGAGGAAACTTTGGTTTTCCTAAAAAAGATACAAAAACTAGTTCTTTAGCTAAAAATAATGAATCAGTTAAACCAAAAGAATTAAATCCTCTTAAAGATTTAACATTTAAAAAAGGTGGTCAAATTAAACGTAAAGCTGGTTGCAGTAAAGGTTACGGTAAAGCACTGAGAGGTTACTAATGGCTTGTGAAACTTGTAACTGTAAATGTAAAAACTGTAATCCAGAAACTTGTAAATGTACTTGCAATAAACCAGTAGAGAAAAAATAATGGCTTTAAAGAAAAAGAAATCAACAGTTAATAAAGCAGGTAATTATACTAAACCTACCATGCGTAAAAGATTATTTGAATCAGTTAAAGCTGGAACTAAAGGTGGTAAAGCAGGTCAATGGTCAGCACGTAAAGCTCAACTATTAGCCAGTAAATATAAAAAAGCTGGTGGAGGATATAAATCATGAATAAAAAAGATAAAGGAATGGAAGCTGATACTACTGGTCCACTAAAAGAAAATAAGATAGAAAGTATAGATACGGACAGTCCTGACTATACTCCAGCAACACCTATAGAAATTTATGAGGATATGCGTCCAGTTACTGGTAAAAAATCACCACAAGTTCAGGGCTTTGGTAAAGCGCGTAAACCAATACGTTAAAAAGGATTTTAAATTATGTCACTTGCTAGTAGTGTAACACGATGGGGAAGAAACGAGCCTTTTGAATTACAGGTTTCTCGTAATCAAATCCCATATCATAAACGTGTTTTTAAATTTGGTTTTAATCCTGATATTAATGGAACTGAAGAAACTATTTGGGATGTAGGTGGTATATACGTTTATCCCAGTAGTGCTATAGCTATGACAGCTACAACAACTGCTGGAACAGCTTCAGATGATAATGGTGTTTTGGTTACAATTGAAGGTCTGGATACTGATTATAATGAAGTAAGCGAAGAGGTTACACTTGCAGGAGCAGGGACTGCAACTACAACACAAACATTTTTACGAGTGTATAGAGCTTTTGTAAGTGGGTCACAAGAACCAACTGGAACAATTAATATTGCTAATGGTGGAACTACATATGCTAGAATTACATTAGGCGTAAATCAAACTTTAATGGCATTATGGACGGTTCCCGCTGGATATACAGCTTATATAAATCATATTAATATTGCAACAGGTACAACTAATGGAAATCAGTATGTTACAGCAAGTTTTATATCTCGTGAAATTAATAAAGTTTTTAGAGTACAACTTAAACAAACTATAGGTAGGGGCGGTGTTGCAGATTTTATTATAGAATATCCTTTACCTTTTGAAGAAAAAACAGATTTAGAAGTTAGAGCAGTAAGTTCTGGTACTAATAACTTATTATCTTCTGATTTTGAAATTCTTTATATTAAAAATAATCCAGAAGAGTAATATAACTTATGGCTTTAAAAAAATCTCAAAAAAGTTTAAAATCTTGGACTAAGCAAAAATGGCGTACTAAGTCAGGTAAGCCTTCAAGTAAAACTGGAGAAAGGTATTTACCTGCAAAAGCAATTAAATCTTTGTCCTCTAAAGAGTATGCAGCTACAACTAAAGCTAAACGTGCAGGAACTAAAGCAGGAAAACAATTTGTAAAGCAACCTAAAACTATAGCTAAAAAAACTAGAAAATATAGAAAGGTTAAATAATGCCAATATCTCGTTCAAGTATTCCAATGCAGATTAGTAGACCGCCTATGAAGAATAAAAATAAAAAGAAAAAACAAACTAAAAAAATGATTACAAAACGGAGAGTTTCCAATGGCAGAAGACCCTAAAAAAGCAAAACTAAAACGATACGGTTTAACTGGATTAAATAAACCAAAGCGTACTCCAAGCCATCCTACTAAAAAAGGAATTGTGGCTGTTAGTGATGGAGACAAAATTAAAATTATTCGCTTTGGTGATCAAAAGATGGGTCATAACTATTCACCTGAAGCTCGTAAATCCTTTAAAGCTAGACACGGTAAAAATATTGCAAAAGGTAAAACAAGTGCTGCGTATTGGGCTGATAAGTTTTTCTGGGCAGGTTCAAAAGGGTCTAAAAAATCTCCTCCTAAAGGTCAAAAGTTAGTTCGTGGAATTAAACGTAAATAAAGGATTTTTAAATCATGCCCAGTTCTCCTACGTATAAAAGAAACTATAAACAAGAAAATAAATATAAAAGTAAACCAGAACAAATTAAAAAACGTACCCAAAGAAATGCTGCTCGTGCTAAACTTATGAAAGCAGGGCTTGTTAAAAAAGGTGATGGTAAGGATGTAGATCATAAGAACAGGCGTACATCTAATAATTCTAAAAGTAATTTACGAGTTGTTCCTGCTAAAGTTAATCGCTCATTTAAAAGATCAGGTAAAAAATATGGTAACGGTAAAAGGAAATAAACATGGCTACTAGCGGTACATATAACTTTAATCTGGATGTAGATACAATTATTCAAGAAGCTAGTGAGCTTATTGGTGGAGAAGTTGTACTCGGTAACGAAGTAACATCAGCTAAACGATCCATTAATCTTGTACTTACTGATTGGCAGAATCGAAGCATTAACTTATGGACTGTAAAAACTACAGCTATTTCAGTTACAACATCAGTTACATCTTATGCATTAACATCTTCTACAATTGATATTTTAGAAGCAGTTGTTAATAGAGATGATCGTGATCTTGGAATGATTCGTATTTCAATGGAAGAATATTTACAGATTAATAATAAATCTCAAACTGGAAGACCTTCTCAATACGCAATTCGTAGAGGAAGAGATAATCCAGAAATGTTTGTATATCCTATTCCTGAAAACTCAACTGATATGTTAAAACTAGAACAGATTCATAAGATTCAAGATGTTGAAAATATTATAGCTGAAAACGTAGATGTTCCAACTCGTTTTTTACCGTGTCTTACAATGGGACTTGCTTACTATATGGCAATGAAACGACCTAATGTAGCAAATGAACGTATTGGTTTACTTAAACAGAATTATGAAGAATTACTTAGTAATGCTCAAATGGAAGACCGTGAACGTACAAGTTTATTTTTCAAACCAAAATTAAGTAGGGTATAATAAAGTCTAATGGCAAGTGATAAACATGCAGTAGGTTTATGTGATATATGCGGTTGGAGATATCCTCTTCGAGAGTTAAAGTATAACTCATATAAACTACGTGTATGTCCAACAGATTTTGAAGGTGCATTTGATTTAGTTAATCACCCACAGAATTTTACTGCTAACTTAAAAGATAATGAGACAATTCGTGATCCAAGACCTGATCCTAATATTGATCGTAATTTAGAATGGCAGCTTGTAAGTACGAATTGGGAAGATATCAATACTGATTGGCAGAACATTTAAGGAGTAATAATGTCTACGTTTACCGGAAGAACAATCGCAAATACCTATAAAGGTCTGCTTAATATTGATAACGATAATAGCGGTATTGATACAACTGTCCGTACTGTCCAAGACGGTGAAGGTACTGCTTCTCCATTACAACTTTCTAATTCAACATTAAATGTTAATGGGGCTTTTCAAATTGGCGGTGTTCAACTAACTGCTAATGTTTCTAGTTTAAATGCTTTGGCTGATATTACAGGCGCTACTGGTATGATTGCCGTAGACGGTGGAACTGCTTATGGTAGAACATTAACTGGTGGTGCAGGAGTTTCAATTACAAATGCAAATGGTACGTCTGGTAATCCTACTATTGCTCTTAATACTACTGGAGTTAGCGCAGCTACCTATGGTCCTGTATCTCTTATAACTGTTAATTCTGTAGGACAAGTTACAAGTGCTACTATTCCTACAAGTATTTCTGTAGCTGAAATTAGAGGCTCAACTTTTACAACTGAATATTTAAATGCATCATCTAATGTAAGTATTACAGGTGATACTTTTGTTGGGGGCAGTTTTACTGTAAGCGGAACTACTTCAGTTTCTAATATTGTAGTTACTTCTATTGATGCAGGACAAATTAACTCAGCTATTGTTTCCTGTAGTATCATGACTGCTAACGTACTTAATGTTATTGGTTTCGGTACATCAGTAACTAACTTTACAGCTAATAACTTAGTTGTTGTTTCAAGTACTCAGATTACAGGAATGGTTAGTGCAGCTAATGCAGTATTCTCAGGAAACGTAAGCGCAGCTAATCTATATGCAGACACGAATATTTATATTGCAGGTGCTGCAATTCCCAATGCTACACAGATTACATCAGTTAATGATAGTATTACAGCACTGTCAGCAACGATGGCTACCAGCATTGGTACTGCCAATACTCGTATCACATCTGTAAGCGACTATGCTGTAGCTCTGTCAGCAACGATGGCTACAAGTATTGGCAACAGTAATACAGTGATTGCAGCTGTATCAGCACTTACATCTGTAAACTTAGCTGCAATTACGTCAATTAATGGAGTTATTGGAGATGGTACAGGGTTTGTAACTGATGCTGAACTTGCAGCTGTATCAGCAACACTAGCCACAAGTATTAGTAATAGTAACACTGCAATTACTGCTCTATCAGCTACAATGGCTACAAGTATTGGAACTGCTAATACACGAATTACTTCAGTAAGTGATTTTGCAGTAGCTTTGTCAGCGACAATGGCTACAAGTATTGGAACTGCAAATACAAGAATTACATCTGTAAGCGATTTTGCAGTTGCATTATCTTCAACATTAGCAACTAGCATTGGTAATAGCAATACTGCAATTACAGCACTGTCAGCTACAATGGCTACAAGTATTGGTACTGCTAATACACGAATAACGTCCGTGAGCGACTATGCAGTAGCTTTGTCAGCTACATTGGCTACAAGCATAGCTTCTAGACTCCCACTCACTGGTGGTACGATTACAGGCACTGTATCAGCACAAGAAGTTGATGTAAGTTCTTTAGGAATTGGAACAGTTGCAGGAGCTAAACGATTAACAATGAATGGAGCAGCTGTAGCTCAGTATGCTTCATTAACTGATGGAGCTACAATTGCAGTTAACTTTAATACTGCTCAGAACTTTATTGTTCAACTAGCAGGAAATAGAGCATTAGGAAACCCTACTAATTGTGTAGCAGGACAAACGGGAAGTATTATTATAGTTCAAGATGGAACAGGTGGTAGAACATTAAGTTATGGAACAAGTTGGGACTTTATAGGTGGTACTGCACCTACATTATCAACTGGTGTTTCAGCGGTAGATAGGATAGACTACATCGTATATACTTCAACTGCTGTTCAAGCAATTGCATCATTAGATATTAAATAAAAAAATATAACGGAGAAAAAGTTACATGGTATTTTCTAATAACCTACTTTTAGGTGCAGTTTCAGCGGCAGCAGATGCTTATCTCATTGAACAATCGCTACTGTTTATCGACGACGACAGTGCGTACCTAAACCGCACACCTTCTGTTGCTGGTAATCGTAAGACTTGGACTTGGAGTGGTTGGATGAAACGCGCTAACATTGATGCGTATCAGCACTTCATATGTGCAGGACCAAGTGGTTCTGATTTCTTTGTATCGAGATTTGGGACTACGGGAAAACTAGAACTTTGGGACTATTCAAGCTCAACAGATCACCTGAAGTACATTACAACGGCTGTTTTCAATGACAGTTCGGCTTGGTATCATATTGTGTTTGCGGTTGATACCACACAAGCGACAGCAAGTAACAGGGTAAAAATATACGTCAACGGTGTACAGGTTACAGCCTTTGACACTGAAACTGACCCTTCACTAAATTTTGACACTCATATCAATAGTAGTTCATATAAACATGAGATAGGCGCACTCACTGGTAGTGGCGCTAACGTTTACACAGATGGACTCATGGCTCTCCCAATATTAGTTGACGGCGCTGCACTTGATGCTAGTAGCTTCGGTGAATTAGACGACGATGGATTCTGGAATCCTATTGAGTTTACGGGTGCTACAACAACAACTGACAATGTTTCAGTTGGTGGTACAGCATCAGCAGAAACCACATTTTTAACCTACGTTCCAGCTAACGCTTTTGACGGAAATACATCTACTCGTTGGATTTCATCTGCAACTCCAGCTTGGCTTGAGTACGACAGAGGCAGTGGCAACGGTGTTATTTCTACGTCCTATTCAATCTCGTGTGGACCTTCAGGTTCTGCTTCTACGGCTGATATGCCAAAGAACTGGACTATTGAAGGATACAACGGATCATCATGGGACACGCTTGCAACTGTCACTGGTGAGGCTGCTTGGTCTTTAGGTGAGACACGCCTCTACACGTTCAAGAACACAACAAGCTATGAGAAGTATCGTATTGACATAACTCTACAACAGGGCGGCGGCGCTGAGATTGAAGTTGGTGAGTTAAGATTTTACGCGGCAGGTACAGGCTTCGGCACCAACGGCTTCCAGTTGGACTACGCAGACACGTCTGATTTTGGTGCTGATGTTAATTATACTGGAGACACATCAGTTACATTTACTGACAGTTCAGTCAACAGTGGCTCGGCAACAGCTTATACTTTCTCGTCACAAGCTATAGGAACTGCATCGGCAGATAGGGTTGTTGTTGTTGGTACATCAGGTGGCGCTG